AGAACGAATCAGGAACACTGGAACGAATCGGGAACACCCCCACCAGTGGAAAATGACCCCCCTCCAGTGGAAATGCGGAGCATTGAAGAAATTAAGAGTCACCCCCACCAGTGGAAATATAGAGCTTGACCCCACCAGTGGAAATATGTAAGGTGATTCTAAATTCTAGTAGAGGAGAGTACCAATGGAAAAAGAAGTAAACGTACTAGGTATCATTTCTGAGATACTAAAGGATGCTGATAGAGAGATTGCTTCAGTATTTAAGAAGCATTTCACAGAAGAGGAACTGGACAATAGTGCATACGCTATCATGGCATACAGTCTGGCATGGGATGCAATGCGTGAAGCAGAAGATCTAAAACAGAAAGCTGTAGGAGAATCATAATGGAAAATATTATTAAGCAGATCAGAGACATCGAAAGTGATTTACAAACTGCTGTTTGTCGTGCTGAAGAATACCGCAATGATGCTGAGCGTGGGATAAACGTAAACCATACCTGTGAAGGTGATATGTCGTGGACTAAGCAGGATAAAATCAACAGCCTCTTTGAATATCTGGAAGATGCTAAGAATGACATTGATCGTTTAAAGGATGACATCAAAGAAGCTAAAAATCATTTGACTAACTTGCTGGATGATGTAGAGTATGAATCAGTTAGACAGAAATCTGTAGGAGAATCGTAATGTTATTTAGAATGAATAGAGAATACTTTTGTGAGTGTTGTGAGTTTTACAAGACCTTCGAGGAAATGCATGGTGACAACGATACGATCTGTGCTGTATGCCAAGAAGGTCAGGAAGAGTGGGAATATCTCAATAGTAATGAAGAGGATGAGTAAGATGCAACTTAGAGAATTAACTAAAGCACTAGCTAAAGGATTAGATGTACGGTGGTCTAATAATGGCTACAAGGTACATTGGGATGGTGATGTCATTATGGTAACCTATGAGGCTAATGGCTTTACTGGCGCTCTTGATGTAGAAGAGATTAAAGATTGTTATATTAGAATAGGAGCTAAGTAAGATGCACTGTGTAGTAAACAAAGATGGTATTGTCGTGGCTCTATTCTTATTAGAGTGTGATGCCCAAGACTTTATCCATAACTGTCGTACCCCCTACAGTAGAAAAGACTACACTGTAGAGTACAGGGAGAAGTATGAATATGTTACGCTGTAGTGTATACACCCCCGATGGGAAATTGAATTGCTGGAAACTGGTTGGTAATATGAAGGAAGCAGAAAAGTATAAAAGAGGGTTGACCAGAGCCGTAAGAAATGTGACTGTAACTATAGAAAAGAATCAAAGGAGAGAAGTAATGGAAAAGAAGCAACGTGTATTAGAATTGTTAGAAGCTCAAGGTACTAAGATCGTGACTGTAACATTCATCAAGGCTGATGGCTCTGAGCGTGTAGTCAATGGCCTCTTAAAGCCTACCAGTAAGATCGTAGGTAGTGATCGTGGATTAGCTCAAGGTGAAGCCATGAGATCCCGTGGTCAGATCCCAATCTGGGAAATCAAAGAGAGCAAGTGGAAATCATTCTACGCTGAGAAGGTAGAGCTTATCAATGGGGAGAAAGTATAATGCTTAATGAAATAGATAACCATATAGAAATGAACTTGGATCTTAACTTATTCTTTAAGCCAGAATCTACTACTGAAATCTTTGAGGAGATCTTAGATATTAGAACTATACATCTAGCTAAAGATTACTTTAATGACCCCCGTGATGGAAATGGAGAGGTGCCGTACTAATGAAGAAAAGAAGGCCCAACCCTATGGCTAAAGACTTGAGGCAACCCAAGTATAGACAGAGGGTTGTGCCTGACAAGAAAAAGCCTATATTGAACAGGAAGCGTAAACACAAGGAGAATCGCTATGACTGACAAAGCAAATAAAATCATAAAGAGTGCAGACCTTAGTCAAGGATGGAATGCTTATTACTTTGGTGATGGAAAATTACTTATTAATCACTTTAAGGGTTTTAGTATGCAGGTGCCTAAAGAGAGTGTAGACCGCCTGATGGAAATAATGGATGAAATTAAACGGGGTGATGTAGAATGATTCAAGTAACATATAAAGGTCACATGGGTAATGACTTGACTGTAGTTAATGCAGCCCGTGTGAGCTTTGGTAAAGAGAGTGAATGGGATTATGAAGAGTCGGATGGCTATAGTTTCAAGCAGCATATGAAACTTAAAGATAAGAAACTTATCAAGTACTTAGCCAAGCATAAACATATATCACCTTTCGGGCATTGCTTTGCTAGTTTCCATATCAAGGCTCCAGTTTTTGTAGCTAGACAATTAGTCAAGCATAAGTTCCTACGATGGAATGAGATCAGCCGTAGGTATGTTGACAGTGAGCCTGAGTTTTACTTACCTAGATCTTGGCGTGGGCGTAGTGAGGATAAGAAGCAAGGGAGTACTGGCGAGTGGTATGACGATGATCTAGATTTTGTAATTAAGGACGGTCACACAGCTTGTCTAAACTCCTATAAAGAGTTGCTTGAGAATGGTGTATGCCCAGAGCAAGCACGTATGGTGCTACCACAGAGCATGATGACTGAGTGGTACTGGTCAGGTAGCTTAGATGCCTTTGCTGATATGTGTGCGCTGCGCTGTAAGCCTGACACACAAGCTGAGACAGCAGAGGTAGCGTGGGAAATTGACCGAATTATGATTGATCTGTTTCCTGTGTCGTGGAGAGCATTAAGAAATGAATAAACGTATACCTATGAAGGGCGGTGATGAATATGATGCCCTAAGTAAATCACGTAAGTTCCTACGATGGAAATCAGGACAGATAAAGAAGATCAAACGTGCTTACAATAAAAGGTTTCGTAGATACAGTAGGAGAGTAAACTATGAAGAATGACACAATCAAAATAACAGAGATAGAAGAGCATGAGGATGGTAGTGCTACACTACAAGTAGAGTGTGATCCTGAGACTTTTATGGCTATCTTTGACGTAGGATTTGTAACATTAATCAAGGCTGGCTTAGAAAAGGAGAAAGAAGAAGATGGGTAGGTATGTAGTGGAAATAGAGGTTGAGAAGGGGGAATACACTTTCGTAAGGAAGGAAAACCCTTGGACGTATGACACTGAGGTGTGGGTCTTTAACAGCCGTGAGGAAGCTCAGAGAGAGGCTAAGAAGTGGAATACGGGTAGAGTAGTGGAGTACCTATAATGTTGTTCTATACTGTCCTTGTGTTGAGCTATACGCTTAATGGTGACTACCTACAGGCTAAGACAATCTTCCCTAGTGCTAGGGCCTGTGGAGACGCTCTACCAGCCTATTATGAGCCTGTGTATGCCCTAGATAGGAATGCTATAGGTCAATGCCTAAAGACTGAGGTTATATCAGCCTCTATTAAACCTAAGAGGAAGCCCTTATGATAAGCAATGAAGATCTTATAAATATGTGTCGTAAGTTAGCGCACAAGTATAACAGACCTAATGACTTTGATGACTTAGTATCTGAGGGATCTATAGTCTGCCTAGAGTTAAGGGCTGAAGATCCAGAGGTACATCCAGCGAAACTGTATCGTGAGGCTAATAGAGCCATGCATGACTACATTAACTTAGGCTTACAACCTGTTAGTATTCCTAAGAGTTGGACAGCTAGAGATGTTGCTAGGGGTGGCTCAGGGGAAAGTGACAACCAAAGTTATTCTGAGACTGGCATAGATTGGTTGCGTAATATTATGTCTTCTGATCACGTTTCATACGATGACTTTATATCTTCTATTCCTGACCATGCAGAAGAATATGAGAAGGCAGACTACGAGAATTACGTCGTTTCAGTCTGTGAGAAGGTGTTAAGTGAAAGGGAACTTAAACTATTTAAGATGAGATTCTGGCAAGATATGACACTAGATGAGGTAGCTGATGTAGTTGGAAGCACTAAACAAGCTATAGATCAACAGATAGCGAGGAGTATTGAAAAGGTCTGTAACAATTTGTGATGTTGACTTATAAATAAAAAAGTCCCTATTAGTAATTGTCCCTTTACTGAAAGTGTAACTTAAGTTAAGACATAAGTATCTTTCAGTACTATAGAAAAGGAAACATAAGATGGAAGCTGAAGTATTAGACTTTATAGACACAAGTGGCAATCAACCTGTCGTTAATGATCTACTCCGTAAAAACTCGACAGGTTATGATGAATGGGTTAAAGAGGGATTGTCGTTAAACAAAGATTACTCTGATTACAAGTGGCGTTTAGGTGGCTGGTGGAATAAGGGTCACAAGTATGGTGAACGCAAGGAACTTGTAGAAAGTGACGATTGGGATGGGCCTAAGTTTGGGACTTGCGCAAATGCGGGTTCTGTTTGTGAAGCATTTGAAAGTTCACGTCGACGTGAAGTTCTCACGTTTGCACATCACTATGAAATAATGTCTTTACCAATGGAAGAACAAGATAAGTTATTAGATGAATGTGAGGTTGAGGGGCATTCAATCATACGCCTTCGTCAACGTGTAAAAGAAGTTAAATCCTTCTTATCGCAAGGTTGGACACAGGACCAACTTGATCGCCGCCGTAAAATAGAGAAGGGTGGCGTTGCGCTTGCTAACCTTAGCAAAGGTGACGATGGAGAGCCTGTTGATAGTGCGTTGTTGTATTGGGCTGAGGCTGAAGGTCTTGACGTTAAGATCACCCGTGGCACAGATTGGGGTAATCCTTTTGTCCTTGGTGAAGATGGTGACCGTGAAACTGTTATTGCAAAGTATCGCAAGTATCTCGACATGAAGGATGGACTAAAGCACAGACTTAAATCTGGCGAACTGTCGGGCAAGTTACTTGTATGTTGGTGTTGTCCTGATGGATGTCATGGGGATGTTTTAGTAGAAAAAACAAAAGAGGCTAACAAATGATATTAGAAGATTTTGTAATGCTAGGTAAAACAACTCCTGAGACTGATCGTCAGGGCCGTATAACTGTCTGCAGTGCTGGCTGGTCACCTGAGCTAAAGCAATTAGTTCGTGTGTATCCTTTGGCAGTAGAGAAGCAGCCACAAGACTTCTCTGTTTCCCGTATTCATCTTGAGAGGAATCATAAAGACACACGTATGGAAAGTTGGAAGATAGCTGGTGATCGTGGGACTAAGGTACACAGAAATATCAATAGCCGTTTTGAATTTCAGCGTATGATTAATGATTGGGATGGATTATTAGAAACTATACCTACAGTGGAAAATATGGCAGAGGCTAACGCAAAGAGGCTTTCCCTAGCTTTGATACAGCCCGATGAAGCACCTAAATATTACTTTGACGTAAACCACGATTGGCGGGGTAACAGGGATAAGATTTGTTCTAAATCATACAAGTGGACACCAAGGCTAAAGTTTATGTTGGGTGGCAACCAGCACAAGCTGAAATACTTAAATCAAGAGGCCTACGAGGGAATGACGAGAATTGGCAGGGGTTATTTTAGAAGCATATCTAACAAGTTTAAGAATAACCCATTGTTGCTAGTCGGGAACATGTTTGCTTATAGAAAGAATTGGCTAGTAATATCGGCTTTTAATAGGAGTATAAATGACTGAGACAGCGCACCAGCCTTGTCCATATGTGTCGTGTGGCTCTTCCGATGCCTTTAGCTACAATAGCAATGGGTACGGAAGATGCCATGCATGTGAAAGAGGTTACCCATCTAAGAGCCAGATGTTTGATTGGGCTAAAGACAAATACCCAGTAGTGGAAAGAGATGATAATAGTATGAGTACAGTTATAGATTATACGCCCAAACGCATAGAGGACCCCGCCAGTGGAAATTATGTGGGTATGCGAGGCATTACAGCTAAGACTATGGAAGACTTTGGCGTACAGACTTACTCTGACCGTCAGGAATATGTGTACCCCAGCGGGGGAATTAAAGTACGCAAACTAGACGAGAAAGTATTCTACACTAAGGATGGCTTTAAGGGTGATGAGCTATTCGGTATGAACCTGTTTACTGCTGGCAGTTCTAAGATGGTAACAGTTACTGAGGGTGAATTAGACGCTCTCTCAGTAGCTCAAATGCTTAAGAGCCAGTACACCAACCCTGTAGTATCTTTACCCTCTGCTACGCCCTCTAAGAAGCTCTGGGAGAAGTGTACAGAGTGGCTCAATAGCTTCGATAAGATTATCCTATCTGTAGATAATGATGAAGCTGGGAATGCTGTAGCTGATCGTATGGCTAAACTGTTCCCTAATAAGGTCTACCGTGTACCACACGATAAGTTCAAGGATGCTAACGAGTTCCTGACTAATAATGCAGCAGCAGAGTTCAAGAGTGCATGGTGGAATGCTAAGAAGTATACACCTGAGAATGTTCTTAATAGTACTGAGGATTTCATAAGCCTATACACTGATACACCTGAGCATCAGTATGTACCAACTGGTATTATAGCTTTAGACGATAAGATCTTAGGTCTGATGCAGGGTCACTTCACAGTAATTAAAGCGCCTACAGGTATCGGTAAGACTGAAATCATGCGTTACCTAGAATACAACATGTTACAACATAACATCCCATTTGCTGCATGGCACTTGGAAGAGACTAAGCTAAGATCTTTACTTGGTCTTGTGTCGTACCAACTAAAGGATAACCTGACTCGCAGGGATCTTATTGAAGAGAAACAAGCAGAGGATGATGTCATACGTGCCATCAAAGAGCTAACTAAGGATGAGCTATTCTACCAGTTCTACCTAAGTGATGGTCAAGGTGCTGATGAACTATGCGACCAGATTAGATACTTTAGTCAAGCATGTGGCTGTAAGTTTGTATTCTTTGAGCCTATCCAAGATGTAGTATCTGGTCAGTCAGAAGAGAGTAAGGAGCAGATGTTAGCTGACTTATCGGTCAGGTTGTCTAAATTATCAGCGGAGCTAAACGTAGGTATCGTAACCATTGCACACACTAACGACAATGGTGACCCTAAGTACTGTAAGATGATTGGACAACGGGCATCAGTTATCTTAGACCTCTCCCGTGACAAAGAGGCAGAAGACTTACAGGAACGTAATACAACGCACATAACAGTGCAGAAGAACCGTCCATGCTCAGAAGAAGGTAGGGCTGGTATGATGCGGTTTAACTCAGAAACATTTACACTACGAGAGGTAATTTGATGAAAAAATATAATAGTGATGGACATATAGGAAGCGGATGTATAGTCCTAAAACAAGGAGTACTTTCAAAATCACTAGGTAAAAACGTAGTGTTTTATGGGGAAGATTGCGAATACAGTTTCTTAGACTTAACCAGTAACCTGTTAAGATTAGTTTCTCATGAGAAAGATTTGTGGTTTTCCTTTGATCAAGTAGAGTTTTTAGAGGTCTTTGAATAATGCCAGTGTTTGATATAGAAACAGATGGACTATATAGCACTAAGATCCATGTAATATCTTGGATGGATGACCAAGGGAATGTGCAACACACGCACGATTATGTAGCTATGCGTATCTTCCTTGAGGAAGCACCAATTCTGATAGGACATAACATCGTAAGGTTCGACATCCCCGCAGTGGAAAAGGTGCTAGGTGTTAAGATTACAGCAAAGCTAGTGGATACGTTAGCCCTGTCTTGGTATCTAAACCATAGCCGTGTCAAGCATGGTCTTGAGGGTTACGGAGAGGACTATGGAGTGCCTAAGCCTAAGATTGATGACTGGTCTAGCTTAACACCAGAGGAGTATGCTCACAGGTGCAATGAAGACGTTAAGATCAATGCTAGACTATGGCGTGACTTAGACATCAAACTTAAGAAGCTATACCCTGATGAAGATGAGAAGTGGCGTTTCATTGACTACCTTACTTTCAAGATGCAGTGTGCAGCGGAGCAAGAAGCCCTACAGTGGAAATTAGATGTAACTAAAGCTAAGGGGCATCTAGCGGAATGGGAAGCTATGAAGGCTGAGAAGATTGAGCAATTAGCCGATGCTATGCCTAAGCGTGTCCTTACTAAGGTACAACAAAGACCAAAGGTAATGTACAAGAAGGATGGTGAACTATCATCACATGGTGAAAGGTTTGAGGCTCTACGCAAAGAATATAAACAGCCAGAAGGTGTACAATCTTTTGTCGTTAATATTGGTGAAGAACGTGCTAATCCTAATTCCTCAGAGCAGGTTAAGGACTGGCTATACTCTATGCTCTGGAAGCCAACCACATTTAAGTTTGTAAGGGACAGTGAAGGTAATGAAAAACAGATCCCCCAGATACGAAAAGATGGAGAGCTATGCTATTCAGTCAAACGATTGGCCTCTGAGTACCCTGCTGTGGTTATCCTTGATGGGCTTTCTGTTCTCAGCCATCGTATATCTGTTCTTAAAGGTATGGTTGATGCAGAGCGTGATGGATACGTGCAAGCAACAATCGCAGGATTTACCAACACAATGCGCTTCCGTCATGCAAAACCTCTAGTTAATCTACCCTCAGTGGAAAAGCCCTATGGTGCTGAGATACGTGGATGTCTGACTGCACCTGATGGTTACACCTTGTGTGGGGCTGACATGACTAGCTTAGAGGATACAACCAAGCGTCACTACATGAAACCATTAGACCCCGATTATGTAGCTGAAATGAGTAAAGAGGGTTTTGATCCACACTTAGACTTAGCTAAACATGCTGGTGTTATAACACAAGAGGACATCGACAAACACAACTCAGGGGAACGTAGCTTGAAGTCACTACGCAAGAACTACAAGGTAGTGAACTACAGTGCTACATATGGCGTAGGAGCGCCTAAGCTGGCCCGTGAGACGGGTATGAGTGTCAAAGAGGCTAAGACCCTTCTGGAAGCCTTCTGGTCACGTAACTGGTCAGTAACTAAGGTAGCTGACAGCCTACGCACTAGAGAGTTATTTGGCAGCATGTGGGTACAGAATCCAGTATCTAAGTTCTGGTACAGCTTACGAAGTGAGAAAGACCGCTTCAGTACACTTAACCAAAGTACAGGTGTCTACTGCTTTGATAACTGGGTTAAGGGTTGTCGTGAGAAGGGTATCAAGACCATTGGTCAGTTCCACGACGAAATTATAGCGTTAGTTAAAGAGGGTGATGAAATGGAGACAGCAATAAATATGGAGTACTCTATACAAGATTTAAACAAACAACTGAATCTAAACATAGACTTAGGGATCGAAGCTCAATTCGGGAGTACATATGCCGATATACATTAGTAAAAATATTTATACTTTCGTGTTGACTTTTCGTGAAAAAAGTCCCTATTAATAATTACCAGCCTTAATGAAAGGAACTCGATATGGGTAAGAAAGTTTATGTAGATTGTGAGTTAGAGTGGACAAAGTTACGTCCAGAAGACCGTGACATGGGTCCAAATGATGGATCAGATATGGCTAAGAACTTTGATGCTAAGAAAGGTATCTATGTTGTAAACTGTATCATTGATGAAGATACTAAATCTAAAATGGTTGCTGATGGTATCCCAAACAAAGGGTTACAGGCTCAACTCTTCAAGACTAACAAAGAGGGTAAGCAATTCTATAAAGCTACTCGACCTCACTTTAATCCTAAGTTCAAGAACCAAGACACGGGTGAACAAGGTGTTGAAATGGGGCCACCAGTTATGCTCAAGATGGTAGATGGGGAATATCTACCTTGGGATTGGGATAGTGATGGTCTTATTGGTAATGGAACTAAAGCTACTGTAAAGTTTGATGTGTGGGATGGTAAGATTACTACGCTAGAGAAGGTTTGTGTTACTGAGCATGTAGCCTACGAAGCAAGTGAAGAGGCGGTATTCTGATATGAAGATTACAATCACCTTTGAGAATGACAGTGAAGAAGATGGGTTTGACGGTAAGACAAGTATTGAACGGTATGGTATAGACGATCTTTATGCACTTGCTCATGTGTATGCAGAGGCCACTAGGTCAGCAGGGTTTACATATGTTGAAGCTGTAGCGTTTGAGAAGGATGATGGTAAGATGGTGTTTGGAGACTTCTGATGGGTAAGCGTAAGGTTCTGATCGACGGTGACATTGTGGCCTATAGGTCAGCCTTTGCTACTCAAGACTTGTTTCCAAAGGATGCAGAAGAGAAAGCTGAGATCCTTCTTGACTACATCTTAGAAGAAACACTGGAGTTCCCTACCCCAGATCAATATGAGATCTACCTTACAGGGTCAGGGAACTTCCGACATCAGATAGCTAAGTCATATGAATATAAAGGTAACCGTAAGTCAGCAGAAAAACCTATACACCTGTATCACATCCGACAATACATGGTAGATAAGTTTGACGCTATAGTAAGTGAAGGAGAAGAAGCTGATGACCTTATAGCAATAGAAGCAACTAGACTTGGACCTGATACTGTCGTTGCCTCAATAGACAAAGATATGTTGCAGATACCTTGTCACCACTTTAACTTTGGTAAGAATGAGTGGAAAACAGTAGATGAATGGTCAGGACTCCAGTTCTTCTACAACCAGATCTTAACAGGCGATAGGGCTGACAACATAGTTGGTTTATATCGTGTAGGCCCAGTTAAAGCTACAAAGATGTTAAGTGAGGCTAAGACTGAACAAGACCTATGGGAAGCTTGTGTTAAAGCCTATGATGGTGATGTAGATAGGGTAATAGAGAATGCTAGGCTACTATGGCTTAGACGTACAGAGGGCGAGATATGGCAACCACCAGTGAACGTAGAAGACACGCAATAAAGAATGGCTACAGATCTGGTTTAGA